GGCGATCGCGGACGACCTGGCCGCCTCGGCGGCCTACCTGGCCGGCAGCGCCTTCGAGCAGTTCGCCGTGTCGGCGACGGGCTACGTCGGCAGCGTCGGCGTCGTGATGCGGCACGTGGACCTTTCGCGCGCCCTGGCCAACGAAGGCATCAAGGTCACGCACATCTTCGCCGGTGCGCACAAGGTCGACGGCAACGCTTACGAGCCGCTGCCCAAGGACGTGCAGGCCTCGCTGCAGGCCGATGTCGAGGGGCTGTACGAGTCCTTCGTCCAGGCCGTGGCGCGCAACCGCGGGCTGGACGCTCGGGCCGTGCGCGCCACGCAGGCCCGCACCTACCGCGGCCAGGCCGGCGTCGATGCCGGCCTGGCCGACCGCGTGGCCACCACCGATCAGTTGATCTCCGAGCTCGCCGCGATGCGGCCGCGCTCGCATTCCGTCGGGCAGTCCGCCCGCTCCACAGCCAGTAACCCAGGAGGTTCTATGTCTGGCACCACGCAGGGCGGTCAATCGGCTGCCCAAACCACGGCCGTCGTCACGGCGCCGGCTATCACGCGCGAGAGCCTCGAGCGCGACAACCCCGCCCTCTTCGCGCAGCTGCGCGGCGAGTTCGGCGCCGCCGGCGCTCAGGCCGAACGCGATCGGATCGCCTCCGTGCGCGCCCAGTCGCTGCCCGGCCACGAGAAGCTGATCGAGCAGCTCGCCACCGACGGCAAGACCACCGGCGCCGAAGCCGCCCAGGCGGTGCTGGCGGCCGAACGCTCGGCGCGACTGGCCCATGCCAACGCCTTTGCGGGTGACGCGCCGCAGCCGGCGCCGGCGAGCTCCGCGCCTGCGGTCAGCGCCGGCGCGGCCGCTCAGGACAAGTCGCTGCCGATCGAACAGCGCGCCAAGGCCGAGTGGGACGCCAAGCCCGAGGTCCGCGGCGAGTTCGCCAGCTTCGAGAGCTACCTGGCGCTGCGCAAGGCCGAGGAGTCGGGCCGCGTTCGCGTGCTCGGCAAGAAGACCGCCTGACAACCCCCACCACGAGGACCCATCACCATGAAGTCGATCCTGCTCATTGCGGTCGCCGCGCTGGCGATCGCCGCCTTTGCCCTGCCGGCCGTCCGTCAACTGGCTGCCGACCTGGCGCACCGTGCGCACGACGCGCTCTTCAACCACCTGGCCAAGAGCGGCGCCATCCTCACGATGACCACGCTGGCAGCCAACAAGCCCCGCGGCTACGAACTCGGCGAGTTCAACGAGATCCCGGTGATCGCTGCGGACATCATCTACGAGGGTGCCGCGGTCGGCGACAACGGCTCTGGCCTGGCGCGTCCGCTCGTCGCCCTGGACCCGTTCATGGGCTTCGCGCAGCGCAAGGCCGACAACAGCGGCGGTGCCGCCAGCGCCATCAAGGTGCAGGTGCGGACCAAGGGCCTGATCGAGCTGACCGTCGTCGGCGCCTCCAGTGCTGCCGATGTCGGCGAGGCCGTCTACGCCAGCGACGACGACACCTTCACGCTGACCAGCACGAACAACACGCCGGTCGGCAAGGTGCACCGCCACGTCAGCGGTACCACCTGCGTCGTGTACTTCGAGGCGGTCTCGGCCCGCTCGATCTGACCAACCTCCACTGAGTCGAAAGGACCACTCAAATGGACCAGTCCATCCTGTCGAGCCGCGCCGTGCTGGGCATGTACTACGCCGCGCTCGAGAACCCCATGAACGCCGGCTGGATCGCCGGCGTGGCGAACCTCTTCAACAGCGACCAGGCCTCGGAGCAGTACCCGTTCCTCGGCCAAGTGCCGCGCATGCGCGAGTGGATCGGCGGCCGCCAGGCCAAGGGCCTCGCCGGCAACCTGCTGACGATCGCCAACAAGCACTACGAGGCGACGATCGAGATCGCCCTGCGCGACCTGCGCCGCGACAAGACGCCGCAGATCCAGGCGCGCATGAGCGAGTTCGCCCAGGAGGGCGACGCGCACTGGGGCACGCTGCTGTCGGCGCTGATCATGGCCGGCACCTCCACCGTGTGTTACGACGGCCAGTTCTTCTTCGACACCGACCACAGTGAAGGCGCGAGTGGCACGCAGGACAACGACATCTCGGTAGACATCAGCGCCGTGCCCGGCGCCGGTACCGACAACACGCCCACCTTCCCCAACGCGGCGCAGATGCAGGCGGCCATCGTGAAGGGGATCGCGCAGATCCTGTCCTTCAAGGACGACCGCGGCCGCCCGATGAACAGCAACGCGAAGCGGTTCCTGGTGACTGTGCCGGTCGGGCTGTACATGCCTGCGATCGCGTCGCTGTCGGCCATCAACCTGGCCGCGCTGCAGCAGAACATCAACCCGGTGCAGGCGGCCGGGCTGTCGATCGACGTGCAGATGATGCCGGAGCTCACCTGGACCGACAGCTTCGCGGTGTGGCGCACGGACTCGCCGATCAAGGGCCTGATCCGCCAGAACGAAACCGACCCGATGGTCAAGATGAAGGACGAGAACTCCGAGTTCGCGTTCGACAACGACGCCATCCAGATCGGTGTGGACGCCTGGCGCGGTGCCGACTACGGCCTGTGGCAGCGCGCCTGCTACGTCACCATGGTCTGACGGGAGGTCGCCATGCACTACGTGGTCACGGCCACGCTGCGCCTCCCGGCCGGCAGCGTGGTCGGCCTGAGCGACGCTCAGGCTTCGCGGCGCAAGCACATGCTCGTTCCTGTCGCCAAGCGCAAGGGCTGGTACGCCGCATCGCTGGACCTGTGCTTCAAGGTCGGCGAGGCGATCCAGTACGAGGGCGAGCTGCCCAAGGCCCTGGCCAGTGCCGTCGAGGCGCCCAAGCGAGCCGGCAAGACCGCGGGCGGCGAAAAGCCGCCCGCCAATCCCGGCAAGGTCGCGGGCGGCGAGGGCGAGCCGCCACGAGGCGACGCTGACGGCGAGGGGGACCCGTCGTGATCCAGGAGGATCTCGACACCTTCCTCGCCGACTTCGGCGAGGACGGCCTGCTCGACGGCGTGGCGGTGCGGGTGATCTTCGGGTCGCCCTACGCCGCCCTGCCGTCGGACGGCCTCGGCATGTCTTCGGCGGAGCCCCGCGTGCTGATCGCCAGCGCGTCGGTGCCCGCCGAGGCCAGCACCGAGACGGCCGACCTGGTGCTCGAGCTCCCCGAAGCCGCGACGCTGCGCCCCGGCATGCCCACGCAGTACCGCGTGCGCGAGGTCCAGCCCGACGGCACCGGAGCCTTCAGCACGCTCATCCTCGCGGAGGCCTCCGCATGACCGCCTTCGCCGACATCGCCGAGGCCTACAAGGACCGCCTGCTCGAGGCGCCGCAGATCGTGGGCGACCGCGTGCAGCGCGGCCGCGTGGCGGCGCTCAAGGCCGGCTGGGCCAACGGCATCGTCGTGCGCATGGTGCGCACCGCGGCGCAGCTCGCCGGCGTGGGCATGGGCGCGCCGAAGGACTGGACCACCACGCTGGGCGTGGAGGTCTTCGCCCGCAGCACCACGCCCGAGGCCGCCGAGGACGCGCTCGACGCGCTGGTCGGCCTGGTCTACGCCCGCCTGGCCGGCTGGGAGCCGCCCGGGCTGTCCGTCGTGGACGCGATGTCCGAGCCCGCCATCGTCTGGTCGGCTGAAGAAGGCGAGGGCGCCGTCGCTCGCGCCACCCTCGTCGTGTCTCTCATCCACCGCACCCAGGCCGCCGCGCTGGTGCCCCAACCCTGACCCTCTCAAGGAGCACACCATGCCCCGCTACACGCGCAAGCGCCTGATCCTCGCCAAGGCCGAGGTTACCTACGGTGTCAGTGCCGCCCCGACGGCGGCGGACGATGCCGTGCTCGTCAGCGAGATCACCCACGCCTTCGAACCGAACAACGTCGACCGCGCGCTGATCCGCCCCTACTTCGGCAGCAGCGAGCAGCTCGTCGGCACGCGCAGCGTGCGCCTGGACTTCACCGTGGAGCTCGTCGGCAGCGGCGCCGCCGGCGTCGCACCGGCCTGGGCCTCGCTGATCGAGGCCTGCGCGATGGACGGCACCGTGGAGGTCGCCACGCGGGTGGACTACCTGCCCATCACCGACGCGGTGCCCTCGGTCACGATCTTCTACTACGCCGACGGCGTGCTGCGCACCGCGCTCGGCTGCCGCGGCACGTGCGTGCTGAGCCTCAACGCCGGCGAGATGCCGCGCATGGCCTTCAGCTTCCGCGGCCTGGACGGCGGCCTCAGCGCCGTGGCGCTGCCCTCGGACGCCGACTTCAGCGCCTTCATCACTCCCACCATCCCGACCGACACGAACACGCTGGACCTCAACCTCGGTGGCACGCTGAGCGAGACCGGCGCGGTCGCCTTCACCGGCGGCACGTCGATTCCGAGCCTGGGCCTCGAGGTGAACGTCGGCAACGGCAACCCGCTGGTGCCGCTGATCGGCGAGGAGTCGGTGGACGTCACGGACCGCCAGCTGGTGGCCA